GTAGTAGTTTAATCGAAATGAACGCAAATATTCAATTTTATAATGGTATGAGCTCAAAAGAAATTCAAGAAATTTTAGTTAGAAGTGCAAATGACCTAATTAGTTTGGAAAACCCAAACTATCAATACGCAGCAGCAAGATTGCTTTCGTATGGAACCAATAAAGAAGTATTTGGAGGTTACGAATCTTGTTCATTGCAAGAAATGATTGAGAAAAATATTGAACGAGGTGTTTATGATTCTGACATTTTTAATAATTATACATCTGAGGAAGTTGAACGTTTAGATAGCTATATTAATCACAAGCGTGACGAGAACTTTACCTACGCTGGACTAAGACAAGTTGTAGACAAATACCTTTGCCAAGATCGTTCCAATGGACAATTATTTGAAACGCCACAGTTTATGTATATGATGATTGCAGCTACGTTATTTGCAAATTATCCTAAAGAAACACGTATGCACTATGTAAGGAGATACTACGATGCGACCTCACTTTTTAGAATCAATATCCCAACGCCGGTTATGGCCGGAGTGCGCACACCAGTCAGACAGTTTGCCTCCTGTGTCCTCGTTGATTCGGATGACACGCTTGATTCCATTTTTGCCAGTGATATGTCTATTGGACGTTACACAGCGCAGAGAGCTGGCATCGGCATTAACGCAGGGCGCATCAGAGGAGTTAATTCAAAAATTCGAGGAGGCGAAGTTGCGCACACAGGAATCATCCCATTCCTAAAGAAGTTTGAATCAACAGTGCGTTGTTGCACACAGAATGGTGTACGTGGCGGTAGTGCTACAACGCACTTCCCGTTTTGGCATCAAGAGATTGAGGACATACTTGTACTCAAGAACAACAAAGGCACAGAAGATAATAGAGTTCGTAAGTTGGATTATTCTATTCAACTTAACAAAACAATGTACGAAAGGTTGCTCGGGGGCGGCGACATTACATTGTTTAGCCCCCACGACGTACCAGGATTATACGAAGCATATTTTGGGGATCCTGACGTGTTTAAAGAAATGTACGAAATGTACGAGCGAAAAACTAGCATCAAAAAACAGAAAGTTGATGCAATGGAACTATTTTCAGCATTGATCAAAGAACGTGCAGAAACTGGACGCATTTATATTATGAATGTTGATCATTGTAACACGCACAGTTCATTTAAAGACACTGTTTATATGAGTAATCTATGTCAAGAAATTACACTTCCAACAAAACCACTTACTCATATAGATGATAGTGAAGGCGAAATAGCTTTGTGTATTTTAAGTGCTATTAATATTGGCACAATAAAAACATTAGATGATTTAGAAGAATTATGTGATTTAGCAGTAAGAGCTTTAGAAGAAATAATTGATTACCAACGTTATCCAATCAAGGCTGCAGAGATTAGCACAAAGGCAAGACGTTCACTTGGTGTAGGCTATATTGGACTTGCACATTACCTTGCTAAAAATCACGTGAGTTACGAAGAAGACAGAGCGTGGAAACTTGTACACGATTTGACAGAAGCATTTCAATACTATTTGTTAAAAGCCAGCAACAACTTAGCGCAGGAACGTGGTGCTTGTGACTACTTTGACCGCACTAAATACTCAGACGGCATTCTTCCTATTGACACATATAAGAAAGATGTCGATAACATTGTAGAGAATAAGTTAAATTATGATTGGGCATCTCTTAGGAAAGACATATTGGAATTCGGTCTTAGGCACAGCACATTGTCCGCACAAATGCCTTCAGAGAGCAGTTCCGTTGTGTCGAACGCAACAAATGGAATCGAGCCACCTAGAGGTTACCTGTCCGTTAAGAAGAGTAAAAAAGGGCCTCTTAAGCAGATTGTTCCACAGTACCAAACTCTAAAGAACTATTACACATTGTTATGGGAAATGAATGGTAATCAAGGATATATAAATGTTGTTGCAGTTATGCAAAAGTTCTTTGATCAAGCAATTAGTGGCAACTGGAGTTACAATCCTACACAATATCCTGACAATGAAGTTCCAATGAGTGTAATGATACAAGACCTATTACAAACATATAAACTAGGATGGAAAACTAGTTATTATCAAAACACTTATGATTATAAAACTGATCCAAGTGAATTACAGGAAGAAACACAAGTAGATCAACCTTTGGCACGTGGTGAATTTACTGGCACAGATGACGAGTATGAAGAATACTGCGAAGCCTGCGCAATATAAATACAAAACTAGTTGACATACAGCCTTAATGGCTGTATAGTTATCTATAGAGATACACAGAAAGAGGAATCTAAATGTCAAAGACAGTTTTTAATAAAGAGAAGGTAGACTTCACAAAACAGAATATGTTCTTCGGAGCAGATCAAAACACACAGCGTTATGATGTGTTTAAATTTCCAGTGTTTGATAAATTGAATCAAACAATGCTAGGATACTTTTGGCGTCCTGAAGAAGTAAGTCTACAAAAAGATAGAGCTGACTTTGCAAACTTCCGTCCAGAACAGAAGCACATCTTTACAGCAAATCTAAAGTATCAAACACTGCTCGACAGTGTACAAGGACGTGGCCCTTGTTTAGCATTTTTGCCACACGTATCACTTCCTGAACTAGAGGGCTGTATTGTTACTTGGGATTTCTTTGAAACAATCCATTCACGCAGTTATACACACATTATGAAAAATGTGTATGCTGATCCTGCAGAAGTGTTTGACACTATTCTAGATGATGAAAAAATTATTGCTAGAGCAACTAGTGTAACCAAACACTACGATGCATTCAACGAAGCAGCAGATGCATATTTCCATCGTGGCGAAGGTTCGATGTATGATGTTAAGAAGAAAATGTATCTAGCAATGATGACAGTTAATATATTAGAAGGACTACGTTTTTACGTAAGTTTTGCTTGTACGTTTGGCTTTGGCGAACTAAAATTAATGGAAGGGTCTGCAAAGATTATCTCATTAATTGCTCGTGACGAAGCACAGCATCTAGCACTAAGCACACACGTATTGAAGTTGTGGGCAAACGGCAAAGACGATCCAGAAATGGCCAAAATTGCAAAAGACTGCCAAGAGGAAGTTTACGACTTATGGCGTGAATGTGTAGCTGAAGAAAAAGATTGGGCAGAATACCTTTTCAAAGACGGATCAATGATTGGGTTAAACACAACGTTATTAAATCAATATGTCGAGTACATTGCAAACCGTAGATTAAAAGCACTAGGTATGCAAGCAATATTTGATCAACCAGTGAATACCAACCCACTTCCTTGGACACAACATTGGTTAAGTAGCTCTGGGCTACAAGTTGCTCCACAAGAGACAGAAGTTGAATCATATGTTATTGGTGGTATCAAACAAGACGTAAGCAAAGACAGCCTAAAAGGATTTTCACTATGATACAAATTTGGGGAAAACCGGCGTGTCCGAGTTGTACAAAGGCAAAGATGTTTTGTGAAAAAAGTAACTTTGAGTTTGAATATTTAGAAATGGGAAAAGACTTTGAAAGAGAAAGAGTTTTAGAAGAATTTCCAGAAGCTCGCACATTTCCACAAATAGTAATTAACGGACATAAAGTAGGCGGATATGAACAATTACTTTCATATGTCGAAAATACAAACTATACAGGAACAGGATATACACTATAATGTTATTAGAAGCACCATATAAAATGAATGATACTGTAACCATTAAAACAGCCGCAGGAGGTGATGAAATTGTCTGCCGATTTGTTGAAGAGGATAATACGACAATTACAATTACAAAGCCTATGGCATTAATGTCTACTCCTGAAGGTATTGGATTAGGTCCATATACTTTTACAGTAGATCCTAAAAGCAATATCAAAATAAATAAAAGTGCAGTGGTTTTTTGCCATAAAACAGAAGATAATATGGCAAAGCAATATGTACAAAGCACCACAGGAATTGCATTAGCTTAGGAAAATTTATGCCTTTAGTTGCAAGAAAAGATGGAGTAGATATAGTAAACACAATTCACGTGAGTGTTGGTGATGCTGATCCTGATGACGGCATTGCTTGCGATGCTGCTCCACAAAACATAGTAACAGCAGACGGTAGTAGCGATGTTTTTGTAGAAAATGTAGGGGTTGTTAGAAAAGGCGATAACGAAGTAGCACACACCATTCCTGGATGTAGCACACATCAAACAGGCCTAGCTACACACAGCGCAAATGTATTTGCTAACAATCTTAACATAGGACGTAAAGACGATACATACGGCTGTGGTGCAAAAATTACTTCAGTGACTCAATCAACAGTACACGCAAACAGTTAACACTTGACAATTCTGTAATAATTTACTATAATAATATAGAAAGAGAGATCTATGAAAAAAATAATTACAGATGTTGACGGAGTATTACTGGATTGGAATACAAAATTCAACGAGTGGATGGAAGAAGAAGGCTTTGCTATACAAAGTCCAGACAACTATGCAGTCAATCTGCGATATGATATCAATAGAGATCAAGCTGAAGGACTTATAAAAGACTTCAACGAAAGCGTTTGGATATCACATTTAGCTTATCTACGTGATGCAAAAGAAGGTGTGCAAAAACTTGTAGACAATGGCTTTGAGATTGATATTTGCACAGCAGTTGGAACAAATGAGTATGTTCAAGAAACTAGGAATCGACATCTAAGATACTTGTTTGGTAAAAAGACTTTTGACAAAATGCATTATGTTACGGCTAATGGTCCTAAAGATCACATACTTGAACAGTATGACGGAACAGGCTTGTATTGGTTAGAAGATAAACCTGAAAATGCTGTAACAGGATTGAAGTTTGGTTTGAAGCCTATTCTAATTAGCCATCCTTGGAACACTTGGTTTCATCATCCTGAAGTAGAAAGAGTAGATGACTGGAAAAAAGTGTGCGAGATAATACTGGATGAGTGACACACACGAACAACTTAAATTAGCATTTGCAACATATCTCAAAGAAATAGAAAACTTTGAAGAGAATGGTGTAAAGGTTAGTGCGGTTCGTGCAAGGCAGGCACTTAATGATCTAAAAAAACTAATTACAGATCGTAGACAAGAAATACAGCAAATGAAGAACGACATATAATGATAAAATATGAATTTGAAGACAAATACCAATTAGTTCCTACAACTATTATG